GAGCACTAGCACTAATAGTTCCTCCACTTATAGTAGTTGTCAATAGTGTACCATTTGTACCTGATGTGCGAGTATCATTGATAATGATTTCTCCACCTTCATTATGAACTAATTGAATCGCACCGTCTGTAGTTACAAAAGCATCAGTATATGTAATACCTGCGGCATACCAAGCTGTTACGAAATCAGTTGCATCTGTATTGTCTGCTAAACTTACTGTAAAATCGTTTGATAACACATCGCTACCTGGAATTGATACATTTACTGTAAAAGTATATGGTCCATTAGTAAACGTAGGACTAACTTCTGTACCAGTAACTACTGTAGGACCGGTGGCGACTCTTTCCCATAAATAAACAGGACCGTAGTTATATTCATCATCAAATGCATATTGACCATAAACAGTACCAGCTGGAATTACTTGTCCACCAGTAGCATCACTACTTGCTGTAGCTGCCCAATCTGATGTTGCTAGACCTACTGTTTTTGCAACCCAGCTAGCAGTTGTGCTACTGTACTGTGACACTACCGGGTATAAGCCACCACCAGTTGCGCCAACTTTAATGAATACCGATCCAGTAGGAGCTGGATATGTTTGACCTGCATACCATAATGGTTGTTCTGCTGCTGTACCATATTCAAACTGAGGTTGGTTATATGTTCCTGCATCGATCCCCAAATCATCTAATACGGTACCTGTATCGGCGACTATCTCAATGTTGTACGGTAACACGTTGTTACCGCCAGTTTGCTTAGAGAAGATACATAATTTACCATCTCTAACAGAAGCACTAAGATAAGTTATTAGTTTAGCATTGATTGCAGTAGCTACACTTGCAACAGTGCCTGCAGAAGGTACTGTTATTAAAGTAGAAAAATCTCCATTAACAACAATACTAAATGTATCGGTAGCATTTAATGTTGGATTAGAGGCAGTGCCTTGAACTGTTGGCCAATCTCCTAACCAAGCCGCTGAACCAATTGGTACCCAAGTGTTTAATGTAGTTTTGTAAAAGTATTGGCGTGCGGTAGATGATGAAGGAAAAGTTGTTATTTGAATGGCATTAACAGCATAGTCACCTATATTACCAATGCTAGACACCGGCACTCCACCACTTATATAAGCTGAATCTGTAATTACAAGTGGAATTTTAGTTACGAATTGACCAGTAGTATAGTTAAATTCAGAAATACCCCAAGTTGTATTGGTCGTATCTAGCCACCATGTGCCATTTGCTGGTGCACCAACTGGTCTTGTAGTAGAACCAATTAAACTAGCTAAGTCAATGTCTGCACGTAGAATGTAGCAACGATTAGTTACACCCAACAATGAATATGCAGCTAACAAACCATATTCGTTTAATTCATAACCTTGAATAGGTGTACCAGTAGTTGTTGTATAAAAGAAAGGCGTACCATATAAAGATACCAAATCTCTTTGACTAGTAACTAAGTATAATTTGTTTGCATTTGCGGCTGTTGTTGCAGGCGCGACTGCTGTTCCAGTACCATCTGCTTTGTTTTGTGCAGTTGCTAATAGAATAAACGGGACTGAATTTACTGCGGCAGGTAAATATTGACTTTGGTCAATAATTGTTACTTCTACGCCTGGACTAACTAATGCCATTTTCTTTTTCCTTATTGTAAAATTTTGAGGCTTACCACCTGATTGTATACTATTATTTATGAAATAAATGAAAAAAGGCGGTATTACCCAACCTTCGAAGGTTATGATAAATATTTACATGGATATATCACGCCCTATATGCAAAGAGTGCAATAAAAACTTTTGTGCGATAAATTACAAACGCAATGGTATAACCCATTACCGCAGTATATGCGACGAATGTGGCAGTAAAAAAAAGAAATTAAAACCTAGGAAACCAAAATGGATGACTAGTGGTTATAAGAAGAAAAAGCAATGTGATTTGTGTGGTTTCCATAGTATACTGGCCACACAAATCATAGTCTACCACGTAGACGGTAATTTAGAAAATACTATGTATACTAATTTACGAAGTATTTGTCTTAACTGCGTAGAAGTTGTAAAGAAAAAAGAAGTTACTTGGAAACGCGGTGACTTACAGGTTGATTATTGATTCAATCTTTTTATGCAATTCGTCAATCGTGTCATTATTTTCAACGATGTGGTCATACTCCAAACCAACGCTACTGTATTCACTGGCATGGATACCCAATTGTTCAAGATAGTTTCTCCCAAGAGCCCATCCTAAATTACCGTTTTCACCTTTATTAAAGTTTATCGCATGTGAATACCATTCAGGGTTTGGACCTCTTTCAACTCTGATGGTAATTCCACCTGCATTTTTAATAGCACCAACTTCATTGAAAAATCTACAATCAGTGATGACTATATTATCCGTAGAGGTTCTTAATTTATTTTCTACCGATGCTACCCAAACATCTGTGTGGAATGCATTACGACAGACCTCTGTTCCCCAGTGTTGTAGAATCCACCTAGGAGTAAGATGAGGAATACCTAAACGTTCTGCCCACCAATGATCAACCTGTTCACGCCATTCTCTACTGGACTTAGTAGTGCCTTCTAGCCTTTCACGATCCCAATTAAACACGGCTGCTACCGCATCTTTTAGAGAAGCGGCAAAACTTAATCTTTTATAACCATGAAACGTAGTTAGATAGTCTGCTATAGTGTCTTTGCCACTTCCAATCAAACCCGTAACGCCAATGATCATATGGTAAGCTCCTGTAAAATATATATTATATTACAGGAGCTTTACAAAATAAAGTATTTAGGTTAGCCTTGGACCCATGTCAATGGTTGCGAATAGTCAACATAGCGTTTTAATTCATCAATTAACTGTTCTTGTGATGCTTTACCTTCAGCCTTCATTGCTGCACCGTTTAATTGAGTGCCGCCACCTGGGCCTACAATCGTACCAAATTTTTCACGGGCTTCGCCGATGATGCCTTTTAAGACTGCTAAAACAAAGTCACCAATCCAAACACCAGCACCTGGATCTTGCAACAAGACTTCTTCTGTTCGTTGAACATCGGCCCAAATAAGAATGCGCTCACCAGTACCTTTAAAATCTCTAACCACACGCAATACTTTTGTCACTGGATCAAACGTATATGTAACATATCCACCAAACATTCTTGCTGCTAATTCAACATAGCCAGCATAGAAATCGTATGTTGCCATGCCACCTGTATAGTTATAATTCAACAAGTAGGTATTGAGAATAGCACTTGAAAAAGGATCAAATGCAGTTGAACTAGGTCCAGTTTCTAAACCAACCGTTCTTCTGAACAAGCAACGAACATTGATAAATTCTTGTGGTAATGTGTAAGTGTCAATGTTCTTAATAACCGTCATTAAAGTATAAGATTCAGCGGTAGCATTTTGTGCCCGTTGTCTATAAATTTTAATGGCGTAATTATACGCTGCCTCATAATGCTGAGGATCAAGTTCTAAATCAATGATACCTTGACCCAATCTAAGACTGACGTTATTAAATAATGCCTGTTTTAATTGATCTAGTGTGAATCCAGATGGGGTACTTAAAACACTTGCGACTGGTCCTATACTCATAATGATTACCTGATAATAACTATATTTATCAGGTAATCATCAATGTTACAAATCTCCTGGTTTACGATTCTCACTGTAAAAAGGATCAAAGTCTCCGCTGGGATACCTTGCTTTTAATTTAGTTACGTTCTCAGAAATAACATCATTGGGATCTAAGTTAAGTGCCCTACAAGCATTGGTCCAATACCAAATAATATCTCCTAACTCCCTAACCATATGGAAGACAGTTTCTTCAGTAAGAGGTTTACCTTGAAAAAACAGTTTCTTAACAATTTCTTGGAACTCTCCTGTTTCACTACCTAATCCAATCGCTGAAGTAAGTAGTAGAGGAACGTTAATCATTGGTCCCTTTTCTTCAAGTTTATCATCCCACATTCCATCTAGGTAATCTAGACGGTTAATGAATGATGCTAAATCATTGCTGTCTCGGCTAGTTACAGCCTCTACAAATTCGCTATACTTGTTTAAATCAATTTGTTTTGTCATATTAAAATGCCTTTAAAATAATAAGATTTTCATTGAACCTACCATTTGGTACAGTAGACACTGCTTTGATATCTTTAAAGTATTTACGAGCAGCCGGCTTGCTACCCATAATTTCTTTCAATTGCTCAGTAGGTTTACGCAAAGTTTTCATCTCACTATTCCGAGTATCAAAACCCAAAAGAGTATTACCTTTAACAGTAAACGTTTTGCTATATTCATCAGCTACATAATGATGAAGCTTCCGCTTAGCGGTATCATAGACCCAACATTCACTTGCACCATGCAGTTTAGTAGGATGAATGCTAGTCAAGTCTAGTTTGAGTGCTTCATCTTTAAATGTCCGCAGATATTTCAGCTTTGAAACTTGTTTCTCTACCGAAACCGGTTTGCGAGCCCTAGGTGCCCGGGTAGTCTTTTTAACGGAAATATAGCTATTCAATTCACTGAGAACCTGCTCAATGAATTTGATAATGTTTTTGATTTGGGTCTTAGTCAAGAAAGCATAACCTTGAGCTAGGTCACTGTCTTTACCTTCTAGAACCAATGAAAACTCTGCTAGCTTCTTTTTCCAAACATCGCTAATAATACTAATATGCTGGGATAGAATGTTTTTCTTTTTTACTTCATCAATGATTTTAAAACTATGATTAGCTTTTGCACCATCTTTAATATATTCATCAAAAATACCTTCAAGCTCCCCCGCTACTTCGGAAGCTTTTTCCCGCATAATTTCTTGTACATTAGGGCGATTAGTTTCCTTAACTTCTTTTACATCCGTTTTTGCAACTGAAGTCATACTTGCTTTAGCAAGTTGGGGATTTGTAAATGTTTCCGTCAATCGGAAAAGTTCATTGTTTACTTTTGATTGCTCTTCATCAGTCAATACTAGTCCACGCATATTCATACGAGCCAACCAGCAAAGAGACATTGCAATTTCGCTATCCTCTACCTTACGTAGAAGTTTTCCTTGCTCAGGATTACCTTTAAACTCGGTATATTGAATCATCAATTCTTTGGCATCCTTTCGACCAAAGAATCGGCTGTACCAACGAAGACCGTTCGTCAGTGCTGAGGTTCGACCCTCAACCGTTGGTTGCTCTTTGAACTCGGGTTCAGTTCCGTAATATTTCGAATCCTCGTCCTTGGGATTGAGGGTTTTTACGACAAACTGGGGTGCTGACTTTCGGCTCATACAAACTCCGTTAACTTGATTATTCTTTATTTTACACTAGCTTGGCGTTTCTGTCAAGCCTCTGATATTTAGTTGTATAGAAACAACAGATAAATACTGTATGCCCCGCTTATCACTTTACCATACAGTAAAATCCAACGATTACCGTTTTTTTGATAGGAATATATCAGAACAATTTACTGCGGGCGGAACTGATTTATACATACATAAATATTTAGGTCCTACTGATCAAGGTCCATCAATTGATTATACACAACCTCAATATGATGCATTAAACCCTAATAACATTCAAGATTTATTATTCTTAGAAAACAGAGATAGAACTTACGATACTAGTATATATAGGTTGCGTGGACATTATAGTGTACAAAACCTAGACTTTGATTTAAGTCAATTTGGTTTATTTTTAAACAATGACATTATCTTTATTACGGTGCATTACAATGACATGATTGAAATTGTAGGTCGTAAACTAATGGTAGGTGATGTATTAGAATTACCGCATTTATTAGACTACAACCCACTTAGAGAAACAATTCCAACTGCGCTTAAAAGATTTTATCAAATTACTGATAGTAACTATGCTAGTGAAGGATTTTCTCCAACTTGGTATCCGCATTTATGGAGAATTAAATGCGAACCATTAGTAGATAGTGAAGAATTCTCACAGATTTTAACAGAACCAGTTAATCAAGACAATTATTTAGGATTATGGGATAAAAATAGAACATATCCACCCGGTTATGTAATTACATACGGGGATAAAAATTATATTTCTATAACCGAAGTACCAATTGGAGTTAATCCACCCGATCCAAATTATTGGCAATTAGATACGTCACAAAATCTAAAAGATATATTAGCAACTTATAATAGAAACATTGAGATTAATAATGCCAATCTCAATGAAGCAGCTAGAATTGTACCATTATCAGGATATGATACAAGTAATCTTTATATAGTTCCTACATATGGTACGTATGAAACTAATACACAATTATCAGGTAAATACAATCAACCTGCTCCTCCTATAGGAGTACTAGTACCTACCCCAACCGGTCCAATTACAGCAACAGGCACTGTTTCACTTATGAGAAGTGCTAGTTATAAAAATCCTAGTCCAGTACTCAGAATTAAAAAAGAAGTAGTAAAAAGTATTTGGGATATGACAGTTGATGCGGCACCAATAGACAAATTCATGCAGGTTAATTTGCAAGTATTGGAAATAGCACCTGAGGCAATAGGTTCAGGCTCAGGTGCAGTTGAAGGAGATATGGTATTAACTGCTACATCAACTGGTATGATAACAGGGCCATATGGAACTGCGGATAATACTTATGCAACTGCTGACCAAGATCCTGAATTACCAGGGTTTACAGGTACTGTATCACAACAAATGGACTTCCGTGCTGATTGTGATCCTAGATTCCAATTTATTGCTAGATCAACTCCAAGATCATTTGGATATACAGTTGGTTATTTGACTGGTGATGGTTCTACACCAAATGGAATACCAACTGGTGTAACTAATACTCCGCCGTTATATCCATTACCACAAAACTCAGTTGGAGCCGTCGAAGTCGCTAATATGTTAGCCGCTACTGGTCCATTAGGAGCAGTAGGTGCAGTAGGTGCAGTAGGTGCATCACCAACAGGATCAGGAATCGCATTCCCACAAAATCCACAGGTCGGAGATTATTTCTTAAGAATAGATTATTTACCACAAATACTATACCGTTGGAGTGGTAAACTATGGGTAAGAATTTCTAGCAAGGTAAGAACTGAAACTGGATATGTCGAAGCCGACGAATCCTTACGCTCTAGATTTATTAATGATAGTAATGTATTCTTGTCTACTACAGGTGCTGTTATTAAACAGAAACAAGCACTATCTACTATATTAGACATTGCCCCCGATCCCCTACCACCAATACCTTAAATTATGGCACAATTTTTCTACGATCAACAGTTACGAAGATTTTTAATTCAATTTGCAAAAATATTCAGCAATTGGTATGTTACCAAGGGCAAAGATCCTGCAGGTAATCTAATATTAGTTAGAGTTCCTATTATGTATGGTGATAGCAGCAGACAAGCTGCTACGATTATTGCTGATAACAGTGCAAGTAATCTACCATCTGCACCATTAATAACATATTATATAAGTGGATTAGAATATAATCAAAAATGGACCCAAGAGCCTACGTTTGTTGATAAAATAAATGTAAGACAAAGAGCATATAATTCAGAAACACAAAGCTATGAAACAACTCAAGGACAAGCATTTACTGTTGAAAGATTAATGCCAGTTCCATATACATTACGAATTAATGTAGATTTTTGGACTACTAATTACAATCAAAAGTTAGAACTTATAGAGCAACTAGGTACACTTTTTAATCCAGCATTAGAAATTCAAAGTACAGATAACTATGTTGATTGGACATCCCTAAGTGCAGTATTTCAAGATGGGTTAACTTTTTCTAGTAGAAGTATTCCACAAGGAACTAATAATCCAATAGATGTAATGACTTGGAAATTTTATATGCCGGTATGGCTAACTGCTCCTGCTAAGTTGAAGAAAATGGGTGTTATTCATAAGATCATCGCTTCAATTTATACTGGTGCGTCATTAGAAGATATGCAGAATGATGAGTTCTTATTAGGGACTAGACAAAAAATTACACCATATGGTTATAAAGTTCTCTTAATAAACAATACATTGCAAATAGTTCCTGCTGATCAACCATTTAATCCACCTAACAGTGATTTGGATAACCCAACAAATCCAAATACTTCTCTGTATTGGTCAAGCTTATTAAATGTCTACGGGGCAATAAGACCAGGTATATCTCAAATATGGTTACAAAATCCATATATGACAACCGACATTGTGGGTACTATTGTACCTGATCCACTTGATGATAGATTGTTAATTTATAGTATCGATCCAGATACACTACCACAAAATACTCTAGATCCAGTATATAGTGTAGTTAATCCTCTTACTTCGGGGCCAAATGCAGGCTTACCAGGACCTATCAACGGGGTAAGATATTTAATAGTTGAAAATGTTGGTTATCCAGGTAGCAGTACCGTGGCTTGGGGAAATTTAGTTGCAGCAGCCAATGACATTATTGAGTATAGTTCTAGTTTAGGTCAATGGTTCGTATCTTTTGACAGCAATGCGTCAACCACAGTAGAATATGTTACCAACCTTACAACAAATATACAGTATAGATATATTGACGGTGCTTGGATGAAATCAGTGGATGGATGGTACGATCAAGGAGATTATTCTGTGGTTATCTAGAAAGATAAATTATAATATGAACCAATCCGCAGGTGTGTTTTTTTATTGCTCAGGCACCGATAGATTTTTTTATCTTCTTAGAACCGATCCTAAAAACTCAGGTAACTGGGGAATACCCGGTGGTAAAATTGAAGAATCTGAAACTCTGTTAGAAGGCTTAGAACGTGAGTGTTTGGAAGAAATAAAATATTTTCCTGAAAATGCTAAATTAGTTCCAATACAAAAATTTGTAAATAAATCCTTTACGTATCATACATTTTTTTGTGCAGTTTCAGAAGAATTTATTCCTGTACTAAACGAAGAACATTGTGGCTATGCTTGGGTTGGCGATAATCAATATCCTAAACCATTGCATCCTGGATTATTTAGTACTGTGAACTTTGATATAGTGCAATCAAAACTATATGCACTTACGAAAAGAGAGACCTAGGTCTCTCTTTTTTATTTCAGTAATTTTGCTACTGAATCGAATCCCATAGATCCGATTACGACCCCGGCTCCCATGAGCATCCATCTCCATTTTTCTAAAGCAGTAACCTTATCAGATAATGCTTTATGAGATTTCTCATTTGACTCTTGTAACTCTTTAATCAAACGCTGAGTTTCTTCAGCGTTTGCATGAACACAGTCATGCACCTGCTTCAAGTTGTCCTTAATATCATTGATTTTAGTTTCAATGTTATTAACTTGAACTTGAAGCACCGCGATTTCAGTCTCAACTTGCTGAGCCTTAGTCATCTTTATAACAGTCATTATGCGTTTGCTATCGTTACGATTGGTCCAATTGCACCAGAAATAGATGCTGTACCGGTACCAGAACCAACCCCAGTTGCAACAAAGATTGCTCCTACCGAAGCATTATTTGCGCCGACTGCTGCCCAGTTAGTATTACCGAGTGATACGATAACATAAGCAACTCCAACAACAAACGACCCTGCAGTTACAGTGGTTATTGCACTATTGAATGTTGCAATTACTGGAGCTGTGTTAATATATCCTAAGTTACCAGTTGGTTGTCCTGCGGATACAATATTTGCTGTAGCAACAGGGCTAGAATTGGCTGTAAACAATCCACCATTGTGATCAGAAAGATACTGAACATTTTGGGTGGCTGCGTTAGCATATGTAGCAAGAATAGTCATTGTGTTTGGTGTCAAATTTGCATTTGCAACGTTTGCTGTTAAACACTGTGCTGTTAAACCAGTTACAGTACCGGTTATTAGATACTTTTGTTTGCCTTTTTGACGAACAATATAGCCTGGTTCTTGAGTAGAGTATACATATGTATTACCAATTGCATTTACAAGTGATGCTGGACCGGCTAAATATGTAACTTGCTGTCTTGCTGTAGTAGCAGAAGTATTTGCTGACATTTGTACTTCAGGGCCACCGATTGCGGTTGAAACTGTAAATGCAGCAGTATTAGCGATATTCTTAACAAAGTAAGTTGTGCCTGCTACTAAAGTACCTATGTTAGCAACAAATTGAACTGGCTTGTTAACAGTTAAATTAGTAGCGTCACCAGATGATACACCAATGATATTACCAGTTACTACAGTATTTGCTACTGTTACATCAACGTTACCAGTAGAACTCACGAATCCCACATTTGCATAATTAGTAGATACACCATTAATATTTGGTGTGCCTGCTTGAATTGAAGTTCCAGCTACAAAATTAACATCAAAGTTAGTATTAGCATCACCAAATACTAATGCACTACCAGTAGATGCATAAATTGTACCTGTACCATTGATACCAATAGCAACTTGTGCTAGTACTTGACTACCAACGATTGCAGTGTTGCCACCAACTACAGAATATGTATTACTGTTTGTTGCTGGGAAACCAGTGCCACCTAA